TATGACACATGCAGTCAAAATGCTCAACTACGCAAACAAGAACACATTACTTGTTCTCATCTCACAACAACGAAATCAGTTTGGATCTATGCATGCTTCGCACATCCCCACAGGCGGAATGGCTGTCAAGTTCTTCTCTTCCACTGTCGTTAAGCTCTGGTCGTCTGAAGCTGAAGCAAATGCTATTAAGGCTGGTGTTAAAGTTGGCGATAAGATTATCGAGCAAAGAGTCGGAAGACCAGTTAACTGGATTATTGATTACAACAAACTCGGCCCCCCTAATCTTTCGGGACAATATGACTTCTACTTTCAGGGCGAGAATCTAGGAGTAGATCAAGTTGGTGAAGTCCTAGATGTTGCAGAACAATTCGGCATCATTGAAAAGGGTGGAGCATGGTATACAGTTAACGAAGAGCGATTCCAGGGTCGTGCTAAGGCAGTGCAATACCTTAGAGATAACCCAGATGTAGTTGATAAGCTTAAGGCTGAAATCTATGCCAAGTCGTAACCTTGATGATTTTATCTCACGTAAGAAAAAAGAAGAGAAGAAGCCAGGGCTAGAAGTATCTGGCTCTTTCTCTTGTGAAGAGTGTGATGAGATTGTTAAGTCTGCTATTTGGGACGAAGATTCTAAGGAGATAACCTGGACATGCTCCAGTAATCATACAACGGCTGGGAGGATGTAATGTCAGAGCGTGGTGAAATCAAGCGGGACGGTGCAAAGGCACAGAAGAACTCTGGTCGTGGACAATACCAAAAGGGTGATGCTAAGTGGAACCAGTTCCTTGTAGACTACAAGGAAGCATCAAAATCCTTTACACTTAATCAAGATAACTGGGCAAAGATCTGCACAGATACTTTTAAGGTAAGTAGAAACATGCATCCAGCATTAAAAATTATTATTGGAACAGACTCAAAGGTTCGACTAGGGATCATTGAGTGGGCAATACTAGAAGAGTTAATCGAGTTTTGGGAGGAAAATCATGAGTGATAATGTATTAGAAAAGATTAGCGAAGTTACTGAGTTTAATGATCTTAAGGAGTTCATGAAGGACCCAGAATTAGACGCTGCTTTAGATGCTATAATTAAGGTAGTAACAAAACCAGATATCCCGCCAGCAGCGGCATCGGTGTTAATAATTAAGTTGCAGGCAATATCAGCAAAGCTTTCTATTTTGGCTAGATATTACACAACTATGGAAAAGGGAGAAGTCGCCAGCAAGAAGAAGAACGTGTATTACACAGTTGCCGATTCAATCGACAAGCTTGTAGCCGCTCTAAAGTATGGTGTTAAATAATGGCTAGAGATCTAGTAAACAATTTAAAGTTTAAGAAGAACACAGGGAACTTTGACCCAGATAGATTAGCTAAGATGCTAACTGATGGATACATTGGTAACAGTAATAATCCTAAGTTCATGAAGAAGACTACGTTTTCTCCATCTACAGTTGGATACGGACACGGAAATTGTGCACGATACTGGTACATTGCCTTTGAGGGAACAGAATTTGAAAACACATTCGATGCTATCGCTATTGCAAATATGTCCAATGGAACTGCAGCACACGAAAGAATCCAAAAGATTTTTGAGTCAACTGGCACTGTTAAGGTTATTGAGCAGGAGATTCTTAAGGAAGATCCGCCTGTAAAGGGATTTGCTGACGTAATCTTAGACTGGGAAGGCACAGAAGTTGTTGGTGAAATTAAAACAACCAGCGACAACGCATTCTTGTTTAGACAGAATTCAATGAAGCCTTCAGACAACCACAGGCTTCAGATCCTTATTTACATGGATGTGCGTGGGGCAGAAGAAGGATTCTTGCTCTATGAGAATAAGGATAACCAACAGATGCTTATCATTCCAGTAAAGATGAATGATGCAAACAGAGAATTTTTAGATAAGTGTTATGATTGGATGCGTGAAACACGCAAAGCCTGGGAAGATAAAGATTTGCCAGCTAGACCATTCAGGAAGAACAACAAGATTTGTACAGACTGTCCAGTACGGACAACATGTTTTGGTATGGAGGACACTGAAAAATTAATACCAGTTCTGAAACTTTAATATGTGCTTATGATGAGTGCAACCAAGAGTTCACAAAAGCTACGCACAACCAGAAGTATTGCTCAGACGAATGCTGCAGACTTGCAACAAACAAAAGAACAATGGAGCGGTACTACGAGAGAAGAGCCATCAAGCTTGGATCAGTTAGACATTGCGCTATATGTAAGACAAAGCTAAGTAGGTATAACTACAATTCAGTTTGCACAACTTGTGAGAAGAACGATGAAGATAAGCAACGCTCAGAGATATTGGATATGTTAAATGGGCTTGGCTGATCTACTCAAACCTAAAGCTCATAGAGTTATTGGAATCGATGCGTCTACAAATTCCGTAGCGTTTGCCATTATTGATGATGGTAAACTTGCTATGCACGGAAAGATAGACATTCGTGGTAATGATATCTACGAAAAGATTTATGATGCTCGCAAAAAGGTTTCTGCTATGAAGAAGCATCTAAGGTCTGACTACATTGCAATCGAAGGTGCTGTATTTGTGCAGTCGCCAGATGTTGTAATTAAGTTGTCATATGTTTATGGATCAATTATCAGTCAGCTTATGAGCGACGGGACTAAGGTAGTAACCGTAATCCCTACAGCATGGCAGAACTATATTGGTAATAAGACCTTTAAGAAGGAAGATAAGGCTAAGCTTAAGTTAGAATTTCCAGGTAAGTCAGATACTTGGTATGCGAATAAAATAAGGGAGACTAGGAAGCAGAGGACATTAGACTTCGTGAATGATAAGTTTAACATTCATCTAGAAGATAATGATGTGGGGGATGCAATTGGTATCGCCTACTATGCCTACAATAACCTAACATCACGATGAAACTATACGAATCTAAAGACTGGCTATATAGAAGATATGTAGTCCAAAGAAAAACTATTACTGAAATTGCTAAAGAGGCTGGATGTAGCCATATGACAATCCAGAGATACCTTGAAAAGTATGGCCTTATTAAAAACCAGAGGAAGCTATGATAAGACAAAATATGTCTAAAGATGACATAGAAAGAGTTGGAATTGCTGGGGCAACAAAAGATAACCTAGCCAAGATTCTTAATGATGTATATCTGTATACGGATAAAGAAGAACAATCTGTAGGTAGATGGCTATCAGAAACTGGATATTGGGAGTCATGGATCACATCTTGGATGACCAAGAATATTAAGCCAGGATTTGTATGTCTAGACATTGGAGCTAATTATGGATATTACACCAGAATTATGGAAAGACTATCTGGTCCTTCTGGTTCCGTCTACGCTTTTGAAGCTAATAAGAGCCTATCTAATATGATTTCTAAGTCTATCGTTGATTATCCAATTGAGAATGGCTCTCCTGTAACTGTATTTTCTGTGGCTGTTACTGATAGCAAGGGTACAGTTACCCTTAATATCCCGCCAAAGTACCTTGGTGGATCATCAATTGTATGGGGGCAGCAAGAGTTGCCGTCTAGTATCGCAGATGAAGAGTGGACGGGATCTCAGGAAGTAGAATCAGACACGATAGACCACTTGCTAGGACTCGATCATATTGATATAATTAAGATAGATATTGAAGGAGCAGAGCCAATTGCATGGAAGGGTATGCAAAAGACTTTATCTAAGACAGACTTGATAATCATTGAGATTGGAAAGTATCTACCTGCTGAGTTTATAGATGAGTTATATAATAACTACTCTGTATCTCATGTTCTGGTTACAGGTGAGGAAGTACCACTTCCTAGACATGATTTTGAATTGCTGCAGGACTTAACAATGGGAGTATTGAGAAAGAAATGATTATTGGCGTAAGTGGGTATGCTCGCTCAGGTAAAGATACAATTGCCGAAGTTCTTACAATGAACTATGGTTTCAAGAGACTAGCGTTTGCGGATAATATTCGTAAAGCTGTCAAGGTCCTTGATCCAATCCTTGAGAATGGCAAGCGTGTAAATGAAATGGTAAAAGAGTTTGGTTGGGAAGTTACGAAGGCTCAACCAGAAATGAGAAGACTGTTGCAGGTTTTCGGAACTGAAGTTGGTCGTGAGATGTTCGGTGAGAACTTCTGGGTTGACCAAGTATTTAGACAAATTGAAGCAGAAGATAGAGATAGCAATTTCATCATTACAGATGTTAGATATCCTAACGAAGCTGATTTAGTTCGTAAAAAGGGCGGACAAATTTGGAGAGTAAACCGTAGTGTTATTAAACCAATCAACGGACACTCCTCAGAGTTTGCCATGGACAATTACGACTTTGACAGAGTTATTACGAATGATTCTGATATTAAGGACTTAGAGTCACATATTTTTAGTATTATGAGGGGGAACTGATGCCATCATATCAGTACGAATGTAAGAAGTGTGAAGTACAATACACACATTTTAGAAGCATAAAGGAAGAAGATCCTGGATATAATTGCGACACATGCGGAGAGAAGCTTGTCCGCTGGTACGGAATTCAAGGTACAAGAACACAGAAGCGTCTGCCAGAAGGTGACGACTTCATTGAATCACAGATGGACTTTTATGCAACAGACACATGGCAAGAGCATTATGCCAACTGGGATGTGAGACCAGACTAATGCCAAAGTACGATTATAAGTGCCCAGAGTGCACTAACGTAGAAGAGGTTGAAAGAAGCATTAAGGCGGAAGAAGTAAAGCCTAGATGTGCTGATTGCAATATAGATATGGAAAGAGTGTTTAACAACTTTGGAATTCAATTTAAGGGTTCTGGGTTTTATAAGACAGATCATGGGAGTAAATAATGGAAATTGAAAAGCCATTCGAACAAATGAATGAGGTTGTCGAAAGAAGCCTAAAGGGTTATACACCAACTCAGATTGCTAAAGAGCTTGATATAAAGCGTAATGAAGTTCTTAGAATCATTGATGAGTGGAAGTCTTATGCACAAAATGACAAGAGCATTCAGGAACGTGCCAGAGAAGCGCTGGTTGCTTCAGACCAGCACTACAGCATGCTTATGAATAAGGCGTGGGAAACAGTAGAGCAGTCAGATAATGCAGCGGACCTTAGATCAAAGGTGTCCGCTCTCAAGCTTGTAGCAGAGATTCAGGCAAGACAGATGGACATGCTACAGAAGGCAGGACTCCTTGACAATACAGAGATGGGTTCAAAGATTGCTGAAACAGAAGAAAAGCAGGAAGTTTTGATGGGTATTCTCCGTGATGTAACATCTAAGTGTGAGAAGTGCCAGAGAGAAGTTAAGCAGAGATTGTCAAGAATTTCTGGAGTAGTTGAGCCAGTGGAGATTATACAAGTAAACAATGGCTGACTTTAGTGATTTTCTTGATGTACTAGATGGCGATGAGTTCGAAGAACAGCCAGTAACAATTGAAGAGTTCGTAACATCTGTCAATTATCTTGGCTTACCACCTCTATCTGCATATCAATACACCATGATTAAAGCAATGACTCAGGTGTATAAGAAAGATACTCTCATCAGATGGTTAGGTGAAGAAGAGGGTGAAAAAAGATGGAAGCAGACTTGTAATGAAGTTATCTTCCAGCTAGGTAAGGGTTCTGGCAAGGACTATACTTCAACAGTTGCAGCAGCATATATTACATATCTTCTCCTATGTCTAAAGGATCCAGCGGTATATTATGGAAAGCCACCTGGAGATGCTATAGACATTCTTAATATTGCTATTAACGCACAACAGGCTAACAACGTTTTTTTTAAGGGATTCAAGCAGAGAATCGAAAAGTCACCATGGTTTGTTGGTAAGTATAATCCTAAAGCTGGATCCATTGAGTTTGATAAGAGTATTACAGTTCACTCAGGCCACTCAGAAAGAGAAGCTTGG